ATGGTCACGCAACATAAACTCCGTGGCCGGAAAAGCGTCGGAACCCAGCCAGGAACGCACGGCGGCGGTATTATCCAGGACGTACTGGAGACAACCTTCCCAGGCCTCTTCACGTCTTCCGGCATCCAGCAAGGCCTTCAATCTGTTAAACACGGCCGGTTCAATGCCGTCGCAAATGCCGCAAATCTCCCACTTGCCGCCCTTGTCGGCGGAGGGAAGGCGGGAAACGCGCAGGGAATCCGGCCCGGTGACGCGGCTGTCTTCAAACCGGAGGATAGCCGCGGCCATCTTTCTTTCTGTAGGATTCATATTGTAAACTATTGGCTATTAGATAAAGGGAACTTGTAAGAAAAACTTTACAGTTGGTCAGCGTTCCGCACATCGGAGGAACACAAGGCACGCAATGGGGAAACAGAACGCGGCAATGCCCGCCGTCGTGTCGCCGTAGGCGACAAAAATGCCGGCCATCACGCACCCCATCAGCGGCAAAAGAACGGAAGGATTCAGCAGCTTATTCACCGCTACGGCCTCCTCTCTGATGTTCCAGGGCGGAAAGCCGCCCGTCCATGGTCCGCAGGATTTCCGCTGTTTTGGCGGCCGTCTCCGCCTGTGTAGCGGCAAGGGCGCGGAAGTCGCAATACACGAACACGCACGCTGCGATGCCGATAAACATCACAATCGTATCCTTATATTCCCGCACAACGGCCAAATATTCTTTAAGGGGTTTGCACATGGCCTTATTTCTTGGAGGGGATGACCTGAATAACGGGCGGAACGTCCGTAACAGGCTGGGCTTGGGAATAGGAAATATGCCCCTGCTCAATGACGAGGCAGGAGCCGTCTTTGCATACCTCGGTGCGGCCCGGCGTTACGTCCACGGAGTGCCCGCAGCCAGTTACGGTGATATAGCCAGCAGCGGCCAACGCCCCGATAATGGCACCGATGACGTACTTGACCCAATTCCCCCAGCGGGCGGATGCCGCCTGCTGGGCCTTTTCAATGTCTTGTTTATTGATGTTCATGGTTTATTGTTTGGAGGTGAAAAACTTGAAAAACTCCACGGCGGCGGGTTCCGTGATGATAAAAGCCGGGTAGTCCGAGGCTGTAAAAATCCTGCGCCCGCCCTGTGGATTGACGGCCTCAACGGTCAAACACACTCCATCAATCATTGTATAGGTGCCGTCTTCCGCGAGGGTTATGGCATCTTTTCCCAGCCTTGCCCACACCTGCACCGCCTGCCAGTCCTCACCCAATCCCACCAGCGCAGCAACTACCGCCTGCATGGCCGGGGCATGGTCCGCGGGTATATCGGCAGGAGTGTAGCGCGCCGGAGGTCTATATCCGCCCTTGTCCTGATAAATGGCCGTCAGGGTGAATTCCTGCCAGTTGCCGGGCTGCGGGAACTGAATTTGTATTTCTTCATTCATGATTCTTCAATGGGGGTGTTAATATCCACAAAATCCGCCGTTTCCTCGGATTCAATGGCGTTAATGGCCATTGCTTCCAATGCGTGATAGGTTGGATTGGTCAATCCATTGGCATAAAGGTGCCTGGTGCCTGTGCCCGCGTCGGCTGAAAGGGCATATGTTTTCTCATTGCGCGCGTCGATAATCAGGGTGCTTACGCCTGTTCCTGCCTCGAAAGCGATGAAGCCGCGGAGAGAAGCTATCTTGAACAGGGTATTGGTACTGCCGCCTCCCAGCTCCATATAAAGAGCCGCCTTTTCCTCCCGCACTGCTGTACTCGGCGGCCCGCTCTGCATGTAAATAAGCCTGTTCAGCCCGTTTGGCATCAGCTCATTATGGCCTACCGGAAGAAATACGGTTGTCGTCTTCACCTGCCAGTGTCCAACGGACGATACATAAAAGATTTCCCTTACTCTGATTTCATACCCCTTGCGGACAGTATCGTAAGGAGTATTGATGGTAACATCGATGATTTCCCCATGGTTGACGGCCAGCTCGTTCCCCGGAATCATAGAATAAGAATCCATCGTCAACCCGGTTCTGTTGGTTTTTGAGCCGCGGCCTATGCCAAAAGTAAATTTAGCGAAGGCTGTCGCGTTGACCGCAAGGGAAAATCCGCACACGGAACTGTAATTAAATTGACCGTTAGGTCCTGTCAGGGGAATAACCGCTGACCCGTACGCATTGGAATCGGCAGAAGCCGCGCCCACCGAAAAACGCTGCGTCAACCCGGCAAGAGTACCTTTGGAAGATTTAGAAATGGAACCCGCGACTGTGATCGAACTGGAATTAAGGTATATAGGCTGAACCAACGCTGATACAGCCCCGGCCAATCCTGACGTATAAAAGCGATTAACCGCGCCCGTATCGGTCGGCGCACCCACGGCAAGCGGAATGTTGACGCCGCCATTGGCGTTAATAGCCCCGGCCGCCGTCAGACCTCCGGCCAGCGTCATGTTGCCGGATGCATCCACCTGCGGCATGGCTGCCAAAGCTTGCTGGGCCGCCGTTGCGGAGTTAGCCGCGTTGGTGGCGGATGTCGCGGCGTTAGTCGCGGCCGTATTGATGCGCCTCTCCGCCTGGTCAATGTCTTCCTTTGCGGTTTCGGCTCGCTGGACAAGGGGCGTGATTGTTCCTTGCGCTTCCTTCCCCGCCTCCTGAACGGCGGCAACGGCATCCGCCTGCGCGCTGGCTATATTCTGCTGCGCGGTCTGTGAGGCACGACCCACGGCAAGCACGGAATCGGCTTGCTTGTCCTGTATGGCAGTAACAGCCTCATTCCTGGCTTCAATAATCTGTTGCTTCCCGGTGTTGACTGTTTCCGGCCAGGTGGCGGCCAGCGACTCCACAGACGTTTTAGCGTCATTGGCGCTCTTGGCGTCACGAGCCGCGTTAGTTGCGGATGTGCTGGCGGCGGTCGCAGAATCGGCGGCAGCATTTTTGGAGGCCCAGGCAGACCCTGCATAGCCTTCCGCCTCTTCGGCCCGTCCTGCAGCGGTGGCTGCCGCGTCCGTTGCCGTCTTGGCCGCCTGGCTCGCCGTTTCCGCATTGGTGGAGGATGTGTTGGCATTCTGTTGCGCCTGTTGGGCCGCGATAATGGAGGCCGTGTTGGAAAGCCACTGGGCCTTGATCGTCTTACTTGCCTCAACAGGTATCGTAATACCCATTGCAGGAATATCGTACACCGTGGACGACTCAACAGGAGCCACAGAATCCACGGCCCCAATATAACCGGAAAACAGCCTCAAATCCTCTCCGGACTCATCCTGTGCATGAATGGCATACGGCCAGCGGCCAACAGGCAGGGCAGGAAAAGTAAGCTCCAAACAATGTTCTTGCTCGCCGTGTTCAATAACAACGGGCAAGTCTCCCTGTTCCGTCTTCACCACACCGGTGAAAGAAACTCCTGTTACCGGGAACGGAGATTGCGTCACATCCTCGAACAAAAGCCAGCCTATGCGCTTGGCATAGCCTGCCGTCGTGGACAAATGGCGCGTCATTCCCAGAAAATTTAACATGGCTCAATCATGAGCCACAAAACACGGGAAATGCAAGTTGGCGAGAATCAACGTTTTTATCCCTGCTTCACGGGAGGCTCAAAAGGCAGGGAGGACAGCAGGGTTATAAAATTCTCTCCTGTATCCACTTCCATCTTCTGCGGAGTGTATGCGCCATCCATCTTGTTAAGCTCGGCAATAGCGGCGATTTTTGAGGGCATCTTAAATTTCGCTCCGGTTTCGTCCATGGAAACCTCCTGACAGAGATCGGATGCGCTATCAACATTGCCGATGGGAGTTGTCACCACGCGGGACAACCATTCCATGCGCTGCTGCCTGGTCAGCACAGCAGACTTATCCAGTTGCTTATTCAATTCGTCAATCATTCGCAAAACTTCGCCATCTTTGGACAAACGGGATGCCGCCTTGCTGGCTGCGTCATTACTCATATCCTTGCGATTGTAAGCCTTACGATAGGCGTCCGCCTTGGACAACTTTTCCGCAACCAGAAGCCTCGCAAACTCCTTCTTCTTCTCGGTCACTTTGGTCTTGTTATCCTTCCTTCTCATACCAATATTTTACCCTCCTGATTTTCAGCGCGTCAATTTGGTGAGAATCAATACTTCTTGCCAGGAACAATCAACCTGTTGGCTTTGAATCCTCAAGACTCTCTAAAAAATCACGTCCCTGCCTGCTGATATAAAACACGCAAGGCCGTGTGCCGGTTCTGATCACGTCGCCGGCCTGCACCAGATAATCCAGCCGGTGAGACACATTGCTGGGATCCAAATGGCAACGGGTGGCAATCTCCCGCGACATCCTGCCCGGATGGTCTCGGATTTCCATCAGAATAAGCAGCTGCGACGGACTCACCTTCCGGTGTATAATGTTCCTTAATAGATTCTTGTTATCAGACGATTTATTATTCATAATATCAAACCTCCCTGTAAGTCGTGGCGGCAGCATCCCACTCCAGATTGATGTGCCCGGTGCTTCCAAAGCGGTTCTTGCCGATAATAACCTTCGCTTCCTTTGGATCGGCGTCCCGATCACTGGCAAAGGGTCTGTAGAGCAGCATAATCTGGTCGGCATCCTGCTCAATGGAACCGGAATCCCTCAAATCGGACACGCGGGGAACCCCGGCATCTTTTCCTGCCCGCTTCTCCACCTCCCGGTTCAACTGGGCCAGCACGATCACCGGAATATTCAGTTCCTTGGCCAGGGCTTTGAGGCCGGCGGAAATCTCCGACACCTCCCGTTCCCGGGACGCCTGGCGTCCGGTAGGATTGGCAAGCTGCAGGTAATCCACGCCGATGCACCTCACGCCGTGGTCCGCCACCATGCGCCGGGCGGTCGCCTGGATCTGGTCAATCCGTAAGGCGGGCCTGTCATCCACGAAGAAGGGAATCCCCTTTACCCGACGAACAGCGCCAGTAAAGGCGCCCTGCTGGTAGGTGGTCAGCTTCTGCCCCCGCCGCAACGCCATAGGGTCAATACCAGACTGTCCAAACATAATGCGCTCCAAAATCTGCACCTTGGACATCTCCAGGGAAAACATGCCTACAGGACTTCCCGAACTGGCAATGTTAAGCAGGATGTTGGTCATGAACGACGTCTTCCCCACAGCGGGACGGGCTCCGATGACGATCATGGCGGTATCTTGCAGGCCATCCAAAACGCGATCCAACTTCTGGTAACCGGTGGGAATCCCCTTTACCTTTCCGGGGTGCTTGATGCGGTATTCCATGTTCTCAATCACCTGCTGAATGCCGTCGCTGATGTTGACCACGGCTTTTATTCCGCAAGCTTCCCGCAAGGAGGACATCACCTTTTCGGCTTCCGCCAGAGATTCTTCCGCGGTGGAGGTCAAATCCTGAAGCTTTTCCAATCCGGAGATGAACATGGTTTCCACATCCCGCTTTTTCTTGGATGCCGTCAAAATCTTCACGGAAGGCTCGAACTGGAAATGATAGGCAAAACTCGTCGCAAGCTCGACAAGCCCGGCGTGACCTCCTACGGATTCAAGCTCGCCGGCGGCTTCCAGGTGCTGGATCAGGTCGGTGATATTGACCTTTTCCGGCGTTCTTGCCAGAGTCTCAAAGGCGCTCCAGACCTTCTGATGGGCTGAAAGGGTAAAGTGAGATCTCGTGAAACCTTGTTCGATCAGGGCGGCTACCTTGTCGGCGCCGTCAATACAGTTGCCAAGCACGGTCTTCTCGGCATTGAGTTGTGTTTCTGTAAGTTGCATAAAGTATTGAATGTTTGTTATTAGAATTGTTTTCCAAGGTCGGCGCTATCCGGGAATGGGTCGGAACCAAACTTCTGTTTCTCCAGGCGTTTCCTGTCCTGTTCCCTGTAGGCGTCGTCCTTTGCCCAAATCTGGGCCCGGCTTTTCCAGTTGCGGATGAAGTTGCCTTGCTCCACATAGTGGTCGTAAAACCTCTCTGCGGAACTTCTCAACGCATCCGGGTCCAGGGGATGGACAAAGCATTGACGCATGTGTGCCTCCACTTCCTCGACGGATTCCGGCAATGGAACCATGGGAGAAGGTCGAGAGGGTGGGGGAAAATCAAGCAAGCCGTCAGGCGCAGCTTCCTCTTCTCTTCTCTCCTCTTCTTTCCTTTCCTTTCCTTTCCTCTCCTTTGTATTGCCGGATGTATTACAATCGGCATTGTTATCTGCATTGCATTCTGTAATGCGTTTTGCATTACCCATTGTATTACAATCGGCATTACTTGGTGCGTTGTCAGCATCTTCTCTTCTTCCCCAGCGAGCTTCCGCCGCTTTCTTGCCGCCACGGCGTTTGCTCAAGGCTTTCTCTTCAGCTTCAACATTGTAGCCTTCGACGATTAAATCATCTCCGTCCCAATGAAAAAGGCCAGGGGCATCTTCCGGACAATCTTCCAAACCGATGCGAAACACCCACTGGGTCCTGGTCCAGGATTTGCAGCCTCGAATAACACCCCCATTCACCTGTTCCGCGCAATAAAGGCAGAGCAAGTAATACTGGCCGACGAGAAACGCGCCATGTTCTGCAATGGCGGATCGTGTGTTGACAAATGAAGAATAATACTTCAATGCACCTTGTTGCATAAATTCTATGGTGTACTTAAAAGGTTCAGTTCATCACACCTCTTGCGGACGTAATCCAGCACCGCGCCGGCATCCTGGTGTTTGATGCAGATCAGAAAGCCCGGCTTGCCGAACTCTTCTACCCAAAACTCTATTTCCGGGCCTGTAAGGTCAAAATACACGCCGTAGCGCCCTGTACGCCCCAGTTCCCCCTTAATGCGGCAAAGCTCCTGAATACAGCGGCGTTCTTCCTGTTCTGGTGTTTCCATAGGAAAGCAAACTGCTTCATTTTCAACTCCAGCACGGATGCCGCGGCCTGATTGGTCAATGTAAGGGTATTTCATTCCCCCTCCTTTCTCGGCTCCCAATTGCAGGAACTTGCAAGGCTATTGAAAATCATGCAATTCTCGCAAATCTCGGAACCGTCGTCTTCTTCCAAATAACTACAAGTCCGGCATTCCCTTTTCTCCAAGGGCACCCACGCCCTACATATGGCCCGCTTCTGCCATGCGTCGCGGATGAGTGCATTTAATCCGCACATGTTGCGCTGCATATGCCAAAAGGCAAGCCCCATATCGGGCACATCAACAAACAACTCTTTTAATCTGTGCGCTTTGAGCCAAGCGCGAGCTCGACCGTATTCGTAAAAAGCTTTCTGTTCAGGCGTCATGCGGTCCTCCTTTCCGTGGCTTGTTCAAACTCGAACACGGCCTGCTTGCTCAACTCCACCATGGACCATACATCATGAGGGGAAACCAACAAAACTTCCCCACTGAAAAGATGCACCAGCAACCTGCTGGGGGTAGCTCCCTTCACACGGGCTCTCCTGCCGCATGTCACCAGAACACACTGTCCATAACAAAAACTGGTCCCGCAAACACGATTAAGGGTTTCAAGTTCGGTTTGAGCAACAAGCTCTTCAGCCGCCTTTTTCTCCTTCTCCCTCTTCTGCCTGGCGGCCTCGTCCCGCTTTCTGGCAGCTTCGGCCGCCTGATTGGCGCGCAAAATCGCCATGGACTCGCGTTCGGCCTGCTCCTGGGTCTTCGTGAGTCCCGCCTTTTTGCGGAGCCTGTAATCTCTCCAGATTCGGCGCTTCCTCTCTCTTTCTTCAGGCGTCATGCTCGGCCCCTCCTTCCTGTTTGGGAGTGTACATGTCAGCCATGCGGCGCCTGCATTCACAGCAATCCGCCCTAGTTCCATTTTCAAAGAGACAACCCGCGCATGAGTCTTCCTCGGAAGCTTGCCGGGTTTCCCCGGCAAGATCCCTGGTATAAACCATGCGTACCAATTCCTTGAAATAGTCGCTCATTTGACTGGCTGTGTCTTCATCATGAAAATCAGCGCAAATACCCCTCAATGCCAGGTATGCCAAATACTCTTCTTCAGTAGAGCAGCCGTGTTCTTCCTTGGTCAATTCCGCAACATCCCAATAATTATCACAGAGAGGAACCATCAAAGTAACAACCTTCATCACCTGTGCCCTCCTTTCATGGAAGCAAGCGTTGCGGCAAGGGCGGGGTTTGATGTTGAGTCTTCGGCAAGGTAGAAGGACTTCTTGGCGCTTTCCAATGCGCGCCCAAGGAGTTCTGTTGCCATGAGATAACGCGTCTGCTTCATGCAAACTCTTCCTTCATCCCATCGGATGCCGCCGGTATTGATGGCAGTGAACGCAGCAAGAACATCGCTGTCTTTTTCATCTATTTCAGTCAGAGCAAAAAAAGTCTTCCGCCTCTTGTCCAAAACCTTGAAAGGAATATTCTCTTCAAATACCTCCGCCGCATTTTGCAGAAGGAAGGCGGCCTCCTCGAAGGCTTCCTTCACGCCATTGACAACCTCTTTTTGGTCGTCATCGGCATAGAACAAGGCATGGAACATGTCCAAAATGGCTTCTGCAGCGCCCCGGAGCATGAAAGCATTGTCTCCGAAGGCTATCAAATCCTCTTCATCGTACCGCTTCTTCCTGGGAGCGGCAGGCTTCTTGGCCGTCCTGGCAGCCTTTGCCGGTTGACAGGGCTTCCCGTCTGTCGTACTTACTGGCTTGTGAGCAATGATAGGATTAGCCGTCTTGCCATTATTCACAACATCCGCCCCTTTCCCGTTGCCGCGGGAGAGGGGTTCTGCGTTTACCAGTAGTGCTGTAGTTGTATTCATAGCGATCATAATCTTATTTATTATCAATTAACTATTATTATTTAATCAGGTTCAATCGACGCGCCCCGGACAGAGGCGTGAAGAAATAGTTAGTCTTCGTCGCACAAGGAGAAGCCTTCGTCATTCAATTCAAAGACGCCCAGCCAGGGAGCCTTGATAAAGGCGACGTAGAAATTGCTCTCGTCCTTGCGCCGCACCACGACAAATTCATCTTCCGGAGAAAAACGATAAGTCCTTCCACGGTTAGGCATGGTGATAATTAACTGGGAATTTAACATTACCCTGTCGCCCGTATCAAAAGGCTTTGCCTGAACAGGTTTAGATGCAGTATCAATATTGCTTGTAATCATTGTATTATGTATTTTCTAATGGTTATTGTTTCCTCATGCCGTGAGGGCGGGACGGTTTTTTCCAAGCCGTCAAAAGCTTTCATGGGAGTAGGAGACTCCGGACAAAATCCGGAATGCGGGCTCTTGCCGGCCTGCAACTCGGCGTTATCCAACTCCATGGCCAGCCAAAGCGATAACGCCATGAACAAGCCACTTGCAGCCGCCGACAACATTTCCAGAAATGTCTTCATTTGTTCACTCCTCCTTCTCCATATTCTCGGAGCAACGCCCGGCGGAACTGCTTGCCGTGCACCTTCATCTTCCCCTGCTTGCCCCAGTACAGGATCTCGATCACATGCCCCTTGTCCTTCAACTCATGGACGGTCCTCTTGATCACATCCCGGTCGGAATCGTACATCAGGGCCAGGGTCTTGCAGTCGTAAAACTCTGATTCAGGGTAGGTCATAATATTTTCATTGTTAAAGCTCGTGCCAGCCGAGCAGCTTCAATTCTTCGATCAGGTCTTCTTCCATGGTTCAGTCGTCGTAGTGTCCGTCGGGGTTGTCGCACTGGGGGGCGTGATCCACTTCCCACTGGTCAATCGCTAATTCCAGCTCGTCCTTGATGCCCTCCGCTTCCCGGATGGCGACGTATTCGCCATTCACCCGGATGCACCGGTCTTCGTCGTCGTATTCGATAATCATTGTTAGAATTGAATGGTTTAGGGTTATTGGGTACACTCCTGTTCATGGATTGGCCCTCGTTCATTCAACAAACTCTCAAACTGCTCGGCAGTAAAAAGCTCGCAGCCATCATCTGCGTAACCTGGGTACTTCTCCACATCGCGCTTGCATGCCCTTCTCAATTCGTCCAGCTCTCGGCATTCTGCGGCAATCAAATGTATCTGCTTGACATAGTCGGCTTGTTTTCCGCGGCCTGTTTGATCATTTCCCTTCTCTCTTCGGCAGGCAGATTCCTTAAGCCAAGAATACGCCAAATCTACCTCAAAAGAACGGCTGTAAAAGAAATAAAGAGCATCCTCAAAACTCCGGAAAGCGATGACTACAAACTGCTCATGCTCCTTTACAATAAGCCTGACAGCCTGTGCAACCCTTATGACCCACTCGTCATGCGCTTGATGTCTTACCATCTTGTTTGCGTCACTGGGATCGCTCAAGCCGCTGACTTCAAAATCTACAAAGGCCCCTTCAATCTCACTCACTTTGCCCGCCAATACATGAATACGCATTGCAGGCATTAACTGATAAAAGGCACCCGGATTCTTTGCCCGGAGCATTATCAGGCCTAATCTTGTAAGAGACCTACTCATGCTGCGGGCTTCTTGGGGTTCTTCGGGCGGGGAAGATCGCGGGCTGTGGTTATTACAAACCCAAGCCTTTGAGCTTCTCGGATAAGAAGAGACTTCATCACTTCTTTGGGCCGGATGCCTTGCTCGGCATAGGCCAGCAGGCAATTCTTGATGCCGTCCTCCATTTCGCTGAATTTGATGATTGAGTACATGGCGTGTTACGTTTGATGACTCATAAATACACCAAACGGTTATCATTCGCAAGAAATAAAATCATCGTACAGTGATTTTGTTTCGTAAGCGATTATTGACAAATCACCAAAATGATGTATTATCAACGCATGACGCCGACCAAGGAAGACATTAAAAAATGGCTTAAGGCCTCTGGAAAATCCCGCGAATGGCTCGCAGAACAATGTGGGGTTGACAAAAGAACGCTAAACAACTGGCTAAGCGTATCACGGGAAGTTCCCTCAAAAGCCCTTCTCATCATTCAGCGTCTCATGACGGAGAAGATTTCTCCCATTCCTCCCCAAGTAGAGATTGATTTCACGGACGAGGAATGGGAGGTGATAAGCGCAGCCATGACTGCCACCCAGCAAACATTTATGGAGTTTATCAACAGCGCCTTCCGTAACGCGCTCAAAGATTTTGCGGATATAGCTCTTCAAAATGCCGCTAAAGAAAAAGAGGCCACCCGTAAGAAGTTCACCCCGGTAGAAACATTTCCAGCAGTCGCAGCTTCTTTGGATTACACCACTCAAGTAGCCGGCAACACGGCAGCCGGCAAACCTTCGTCTGGCGAGACTGTCCCGCAGGACATCCGTATTTATCGTCCTCTTGAATGGGGAGAATTCGTCTTACGAGTCAACGGCAAATCAATGGAACCCGAAATACCGGACGAATCCCTGGTCATCATCAAAAAATATGAAGACTACCTGTTCCCAGCACTGGGATCCCTGGTAGTCTATAACGAAGGTAATGACTACACCCTGAAAAAGCTTGCCAAGCGTAAAAACCCGGAAACCGGGAAAATGGAATATGTCCTCAAGTCGATCAACCCTGCTTATAAAGATGTGGAACCTATAGCGGAGGGTAAAATCTCCGGCATCTATGTGGAAACCCTGGACAGGTGGGAAAAAATTTAATAATACATAAATTATATGGATATATCACAATTTGTATCAGAAACTATTAAGCAAATTTGCACAGGGATAAAAGAAGCCAAGGAAGCTTGTAAAGAAGAAAACGATCCTGTAGCTCCTGTTGCGATTAAAGGGGTACGATTAGATGAAAGTGTCCAAATGATTCATTTTGATATTTGTGCTGTTGCTACAGAAGAGAAAAAAGGCGGTGGCGGAATCAGTATTCAAATACCAACAATAATAAATGGCGAAATAGGCAAAAATACAAATATACAAACTTCATGTACTCAGAGAATTCAATTCTCAATTCCATTTATCCCTTCTGCATGTTCTTCCAAAAAAGAAACAGCTCTTTCTCCAGAGGAGCCTAACTACTGGACATCTTCAATAAGTAAAAAAAAATCTAATTCGGGTAGATATTAGCATCCTCCCAGAAAAGTGCTCCTGTTCATCCCTTGGCCTCCGGGTCAGGGGCTTTTTTGTCGCTTCATTCCCAAAGCAGGACAGGGAATGAATGATGCTTAAAATGTTGGAAATATCTGTTTTGAATCATATTTGAAAGAGTTATGCTCATTATTTGCAAACTCTTTTATATCATGATATTATAGCCTTTATATGAAAGCATTCTCTCTCATTTTAGCTATTATTTCCCTCACTTCATTCTCGGTGGCGCACCCTGGCGGCTTGGATGCCAACGGCGGCCATTACAACCGTAAGACAGGAGAATATCACTACCACCGGAAAACAGCGACCAAACCAACAGCGGAAGAAAAAACGTACTGGATCAGCTCAACGGGAAAGACCCATAACAAAAACTGCCGGTACTACCGGGCTTGCAAAGGGCGCGCCAGCGATACGCCCAGCGGCAACAACTGTAAAATTTGTGGCGGGGCTAATAAATAATTCTCATCCATGTTTTCACTCCTGATTTTCAGGAGAACATCCCCCACAATAAAAGGGCTACTATCTGGATGATAAAAAGCCAAACGGCAACTTTTTTGTGCTTCTTTTCAAGCTCCGTCAAAAATGCAATTTCGCCTATACCGATCCACAGGATCCATAAAAGGACAATAGGAAAGTGAAACCACGAATCCTTGGAAATAAGAAATACTCCATAACCTCCGGCTATCGCAACAATGGCCCATATTAAACAGCACCGAATGGAAGCGCTACACACGTTTTTCTTTTTTTCAAAGACCGTACTATGATGGCGCTTAATTTGTTCTCCTGATAATACCTTTTCTATATTCTCTTTCTGTCGTTTACTTCGATCTATCGAAGACTCTTTCAAAACAGACATGGCTTTTTTACTGTCAAAAAAAGAATTCTTTGCATCAGTAAAAAATGCGGATGGTAATTTATCCTCGTTTTTTGTTGCCATTTTTATTATGCTAATAATTTTATCCTCAAATCTCCGAACTGCATATAAAGAAAGTTTCCTATGACCAGTTTTGCCGGTAGGCCGCGAGGATTTGCGCTACAAGATCCGCGTGAGTATGATTCCAGGCAAGGGGGGGCTTGGAAAGGAGGCCATCCATGATGAGGATGTAGTTACGAGCCTGATTGGCGGAATGGGTTTCCGAGATATTGTTGAGGATGTCACAGAGTTTGACTAGGAGGGCATCCGGGTTCATGGCAGTGAGCTTGTCGATCATGTAACGCACTTTTCCCTGTTGCTTTTTCCGCGCATTGTCATTGGTGAGGGCATGGACAATGTTTGCGACGGCATGGCCGAAGTGCTGCGCGAGAGTTTCATAGGTGACACCGCAGTCTTCCATTGTATCGTGGAGATAGGCGGCGGCGATGAGTTCCGTCCTGTCCGTGCGTTCCCTGACAAGAGCAGCCACCCTTTCGACGTGGGTGTAGTAGGGGGCACCCGTGAATTTTCGGGTCTGGCCTTCATGGGCCTGCCGGGCGAAAGCGGCGGCACGTTCGGGGAGCCAGGCCGTGTTGTCCCTGATGATGCGGTCCATGAGGAGGGAAGCAGTTTTGCTGGGCGGCATGGTTCCGTTGAGCCAGCGGAAGATGGTGAGGCGCGTAACTCCAAGTATCCCCGCCGCTTTTTCAACGGCGGGGGTTTTCCTGATGTTGAGTATTTGTTTTACCCAGTCAATGAATTGTTCAGGAGTGGTCATATCTCAATGAGCGCACCTGTTTGTGAGGCGACAATTTCTTTTTGGACGTAGCGTTCCGTCTTCCAGTTGATGTAGGACTGCCATGCCTTGAGGCGAGGCGACCAGCGGAATCCGTTTGCCTTGAGGCTGCTCCTGACAGTTTCGTCCGGTTTGTCCGGGAAGTAGAGCCTTATTCTATTCTCTTCCGGGCATTTTTCAATGATGATTCCGGTTTGCGTTTCTATTTTTTCCGGGGTGGTTTCTTTGGCAGTTTTGATTTTACGGAGACGGACTTCTAGTCTTTTTATTTCTGCATTGTTGTTGGAGAGGCGGAAAGATTGGAAGCCGATTCTGCCGCAGTAGTCCGGCGTGAGGATTTTGGCGGCGCTCTGTTCACTTAATCCCATTTCAATGAGTCCGGCCATAGCCTTATCCTTGTCTCCCTTGGCTTTGCGGATAACGGCGTTTGCGGCTTTCATGGTCTCCTGCGTTTTGCGGCAAGCAGAAAGCTTGGCTTCCAGCCGTTCCACGGCATCCGGGTCACTGGATTTGATGGGGCCGTTGGGATCTTTGAAATATCTCCTTTTGACGGATTTTTCCGCCCGTTCGATGAAGGAGCTTATTTCCCTCATTTTGTTGTCTGCCCAGCCGGAGTATTTTTGCATGCGTGCCGATGGAAATCGGGCCGGCCCGACGATGAAGGCGGACATGCAGCGGGAGTGTGACGAGCAGTAGGCAAGATATCTTTGCTTGAGACCGGAGCGGAAACGCTCGAATTCGTCGTCGATTTTGTCTTCGTCTTCCCCCTTCATGTATTTTTCCAAGACGGATTGGAAGGAGGCGAGATCATTTGCATATTCGCGCCGCAGGCTTTCCCCGCGCCGTTCAGGGAAAAAGCTGGTTCCGTTGAAGGCGTGTTCGGCGGTTTGTTGGGAAATGTCGTTGATGTATTCGTTCATGGCTTTGTTTCCTTGGTTGGAGTTCAGTTCAGGCTGCATATTTTTCATTGTCCGGGATAATGATGCTGACGTATTTGTCCGCCTTGCAGAAGCGGAGTTCGTAGCCGTCGCAGAGTTTGAAGTCCATGGCGGCAATGGCGAGGTTGTGCAGGAGTTCATCTACCTTCTTTCTGGAACGAAGGGAGGAGAGATGAAAGGAGACCTGCCAGGCATTGGCGTCTTCCGTAGGCCCGAACATGTTGAAGGAGATCGAACCGGGAGCGACTTTTACGCGCTTGCACCATGGCAAGCCTCCTTTGACAAGACCGGAAGAAACGGCTACCGCATGAAGCAGAGCCACGACGTTTTCATTTTTGATTTCGGTATTCATTGTTTTTTCGTTTCAGGCGTTGAGTCCCGGAGGCCGGAACCCATCGGGAGGAGGTGTCCAATCTCCTGCCGACATGGTTAATTTAGTATCTCCACGATACTAAAACAAGCTTTTTCTTCTGTTTCTTTTTTGTATGACACAAGGAAGTTCTTCCGAGAACGTGAAAGGAGGTGATATGCTGAACGCCTTGCCTCGTTTCAGGCAAGTGTCCAAAGGTCGTCGCGGTTCTCCGGAGCCGCGGCGATACTTTTTACCGCCTTTTCTTTTTGGGTTCTTCGGTTGCCTTAACGGCGACTTTTGGGATATTGGCCGCGGCGGATAGTCCAATGAGGGCGGAGGCGGTTTCCGCAACTGGCTTGGAGCGGGAGTCCGAGAAAACACCGCCACCAATGGCGAGGCATTGGAGGACGGCGAGGGAGGCGTTAAAAGTGTCCTGCCAAGTAGCTTTTTTCTTCGTGGCCCTTTTGATTTTAGAGACGGTTGTTCCGGCGGGGATGATTTGGGATCCGTAATTGCCATAGTAGGGAGCAAGGCCGAAGGTTTGAAGGGCTGTCTGAATCGTTGCTCCCACGACAGGAACGGATCCGAGCATGGCGGAGGGGAAAGCCACAGCCTGCGTTTTCCAGAACTTTTCCTTGTCCTTGTCTTTATCCCCTGGCGGGTTCATGAGGAGCATCCAGAGCGTTACCATGGTTTGTTCCCACAGGGAAAGGCTGGCCCATGCGGCAGCGAGCTTGCCCCACTGGCCTTTTTGGGCGAAGGTGACGAGATTGCCGAATTTGTTAATGGCTTCGCTGCCCATGAATGTCCAGAGGCGGACGAAGGTGCCGCCCATCGCTTGGAGCTGTGATTTCTGTGCGGTGCGCGTGGGCTGGGCTGCGAGTTCAAGGGATTGGAGGACTTCGTCGAGGGCGATTTGCTCCATGTCTGCGGTGCTCATGGGCTCTTCCCCGTTGCGCATGCGGGCGGTGTTTTCCTTTTCCAGCTTGCGGAAGACGGCGTTTGCGAGGGCGGTATGGGAAACGGCGTTGCTCCATACGTCCATTTTTTCCAGAGGGACCATTCCGGCCATGGCGATCCTTTTACCATACCCGAAGTGCTGGTCTGCGCCGTAGTTGAGGATTTCCCGGATGACGGGTTCTTTTCTGAAACGGGATTGGAAGGCGTCTGTCCGCATCATGTCCGCAAAGGTGAAGTGGCTGTTGCCGGAGAGCATGAGAGAATATTCTTTCATGAGTTCTCCGAGGCCGATTTTACCGGAGGCGAGCGGGTGGAGGATGGCGGAGGTCTGCTTGATGCAGGTGAGGAGGTTGTAAGCAAGAAGGGCGTTTGCCTTGGCTCCCTGCATGCGTCCTACGAATTTGGAGTGGGCCATGAGCTGGGCTGCTTCGAGGGTGCCTGCCCCGTCGATGAGGTCAAGCCACGTGATGAGCTGGCGGTATCGCTGCGCTCCCATTTTGACCTTGAGGGCGTCCGCTGCATAACCATGGGAGAGGACGCCGCGGAATTTGGAAGTGATGTGTTTGGTGCAGATGTAGTTGTCCGTTTCCGCTAGGGAAGCGTTGGCAACGGTGAAAACGTCCGCGGAAAGGTCAAGGCCGAGGTTGTGTTTTTTGCGGGTGATGAGCATGGAATACTTATGCCCCATGATGTTGTTTCCTTCTCCGATGACGGCGGTTTTGGCGTCGCCTTCATGGTGGTTGAATTTGGCGCGGAAGTATTTTTCTTCTTTGGGGAACGGGACTCCGGTGAGTTTTTCAAAGACCTCTGCGAGTTCTATGCCGCATTGGTTGATGTAGTCGCGGAGACCGTAGGCGACAGCAAGTCCGTCCTGTCCGACATAGCGGTAGAGGGCCTGCATGGTTTGCCCGGTATAGCCGTGCCGCTCGAAGTTGGGCTTGTACCTGTCCTGTTCGTAGAGGAGGATTTGGTACATGGCCTGCGCTTTGGAGAGGCGCAGCGGGCGGGCTGTTCCCTTTTTGTCAGGGATGCGGCTGGTGATGGTGATTTTCCCGGCCCTGGGATGGGCGGCGAGTTCGTCCATGAGCGCGGGGATGTCCATTTCCGAGATGAGGCCGAGGCGTTCGGGGCGGATGCCCTGGCGGCGGGCGGTTTCCATGATGTGCTGCCGCTTGGCTTCAAAGCCTTCCCTGTCGTCGGCTTCGATGAGGTCGATGTATTCCTGTGCGGTCTGGATATCGAGGGTGACGGCTTTTTCCCTGACGGGGGCGGTGATGGCCCCGGTGTCGCGGGTGAGCTTGGAGTCAAGGATCCAGCGTTCTATGTCGCGTTTTGTTTGCAATCCGGCGGATTCCCGGATGATTTGCGTGAAGGCGGCGGCATGGTTATTTTCCCGCGTGTTGAGGGAAACATTGGCTTTGGCTATTTCCGAGATGCCGTATTGGGAAAGTTCCTTCATGCCGTCGATGGCGGAGAGGCTTTCGAGCATCTGGGAAAAGGATTGCAGGCCGGAGACCCAGGCGCGCGCCCATTCTACGCGGGAGCTGGCCGCATTTTCGTTGGCGTCGCGGACGGCTTGTTCATCTACGGTGATATGCTGCCGGATAGAGTTGGAGATGTCGTAGGCGAGTTTTTCATTCTGCCATGCTTCCTGCTGGTTTTTCTGCCCCCATGCCGTGCGGTTAGTCTGGATATAGGTCATGATGGCTTCCATGGCCGAGCGGGTTTCATCAAGGTTCATGTCCGCCAGGTTTCCGAAAGTTTGCCACTCAGCCAGTTTACTTTCAAGCTGGTCAAGGGTAAGGGTTTCTTTCCTTCCCGCATATTCGTAGGGGATGAAAATGGTTTCTCCTTCCGCCGCTTCCGTCTGGTGGAGGGAGACGTCCCGGATAAGCGCTTCCAGTTTGGCTGTTTCCGCTTCTACGGCGGAAGCATCCGCATCGAGCATGGCAAGGTATTGGCCAAGGGTACGGTAGGCATCCGCCGGAAGGGATCCTTTACCGTATTTCCCGTTGTCTTTCTTTTTGGGCATGAGACGGGCGATGCGGTCAAGTACCTTGGCAACGCTTTCGTCTTTGAGGTATTGTTCAAGCTGCCCGCGAACGTCGGTCATGATAGCGGTAAGGAGGGTATTAAGCCTTCCTTCGGCAAGCTGGCGGACGATATCTTCCTGTTGGGTGCGGTATGCCTGCGCGTATTCCGGGCCTCCCCTTCCTGTTGTTTCCTGACGAATGGAGATTTGATCAGCCACTTCCCCGCGGATGGCGGTGAGGATGTCCGGCGAGTCCATGAGGGTTTGAAGTTCCGCCGCAAGGGTATTTCTTTGTTCCGGGGAGAGTTTGCCGTAGGAGCGGATGCGTCCGGTTTCCAGCATACGGGCGTAGGCTGCCCCGAAGTTGAGGTAGGGGCGCATGTTGATTTTGTAGTTGTCCGGCAGGACTCGCTGAATTTCCGCGAGGATAGAGTTGAGTTCCCCAAAGGTTCGGGCTGCGCTGTCATGGGTGATGTCCGCGGATGCGGCAATGTTCCAGCGGTTCATGGCTTCGTCGATGCCGCGGATGAGGGAGCGGGCCTTGGCTTCGTTGACGCGGGGTGCAAGAATAAGCCTTGAAATGACGGAGGCTTGAGCAAGGGAAAAACTCGCAGTCGGATCCTCATAATCCGCCCACGCTCCCCCGGTGGACTCGTCAGCGTAAGCCGTAACCTTAATATCCTGCCCGTCAAAAATCACGTAATTATACGTCTGCTCTTCCTCCGCTTTCCCGCGGGTATAGCCGTCTGCGTACCTGATGCCTTTAATATCGCTGGACAGCAATGACACGCTGGCGGCCTTCTGTGCCTCCTGTTTCGTGCCATCTTCTCCATCCCAAAAAGCATCAAACAACTCCTGATAAACATCTTTGCCGCTCACGTTTTCGCCGCGGTAATCCGCCCGTCTTTCGGCGCGTTCCAAAGCATACCGCACCTCTTCCACCGGGGAATCCTTCAACAAGGCAAGAACCGTCTCGTCCACGTAATCCCAGCCCAGCAACTCGGAATCCTCTACATTCAACTCTACCTTGTAATTGGAAGGCATGCCCGGCCTGACCTCTATCTCGTCCAGAAGATCAATCAGGGAACGGTAAACGCCGTGCAGCTGGACCATCTTCTCCAGCGTCTGGTGGTACGTCCTCCCGTATTCCATGGAATGTTGAATGTCCTCGCGCAACTCTTTCTTAATCGCTTCTATCTTTCCCTCATCCCCTCTGGCGTCAGACAAATCGCCGAGAACAGTCCAGATCATATCACTCGCATCTTCCTTCACCTCCGGCAGGGCATCCTTCGGTAACAACCTGTCAGCCAGGGCTTGATGCATCACCTCCATATCGGAAGTCTCAACATCGCCGAACTTGCATGTCGCATTATCCTGCGCGAACCAGTTCATATAATCCCGGTTCACCTCCGGATTCTGGGCAAAATACAGCCCCCAGCCATACGCCTGCGCTCCTTCTCCTTTACCCATGAAATCCGTAGAAAACTTGCGGAAAGAATGAGGGGAGGCATGCAGGGCAGTAATGGAAAACGTCACCCCCGGTTCCGTGATCACAGCGTTGCCCGCCTCAAAATGGCCGGACTTGAACAAGCCATGTTCCTGTGCGGCTTTCAACGTCATATCTTCTTGTTCCCCCGCTTGTTCGAGGGCTGATTTGACATTGTACAGGGACGATGCTACATTACCTGCGGATATGTTATTGAGAGCATCAGACGTGGAACTGGTTAAATTCTGGACTAGGGGAGACGGAGACGCTTCTTGGGCTAAGGATAGCTCTGGAAACACGTACCAAGTGCTTGTAGCTAAAGATGGTTCTGCCAGATTGATTGAATCAGAGTACATTTCCTCTCCTAATCCCGCCAATGGAACAATTCCGCTTTCTTCATTGGCAGAGGCATTGGAGAATGCCCAGCCATGCAATTTTGAATAGGCTTCCCGCGCTTCCTGTTCGGCATTCTTGATGAGTTCCTGCCCCTGATTGCTGTAATAGGCACGGGAAAGTTTTTGTAGAGTTTCTACATAACCTGTGACAAGCCGGCGTCGGGTTTTACTATAAACGGGATTCGTTTCATTGCGTTCCAGCTCGTCTTGAAGAGTGCGGCCCACTTCGTAAATTTTATGACCGGGTCCTTCTTTCATCCGCATCATATGTTCTTCAATGAGGATGATTTCTCCGATGAATCCGTTGGGCATTTGAACGTTGAGCTTGATATCCGCGTAACCGTAGGGATCATAGGACTTGTAGCCATTTTTAATGCGGGCGATAGTCATGCCTGATTCCCTGACTTCTGAAATAACTTGGGAGAAATCCGCACTGTCCGGCATGATGAGGGTGCCCCCGAAGACGTCCAGGAGTTTTCCTGCGTCGCCTTTGTTGTCTCCCACGGTTTTCTGCAAGGCACGTGCCCGGCCTTTGAGGGTTTGCCGCATCATGACGCGCAGGCCTAGGTGTTCCCCGATGCCACGGACGATGGAATCAAAATCCTGCATGACGGCCTCGGCCATGGGGTAAAGTTCATCAAGGCCGCGGTTGGCAAGGCGCTCTTGTTCTTCCACAGGAAGAGCGCGGTAGTCTTTTTCCTCCACACCATGCCAAAACACGTTAATTCTTGGGGCACGGCTGCCTTCTGGCTGGACGTTTGCGGCGGATTCCCGGATGGGGGTGAGGCTGGCGGAGAAAAGCATTTCACCGTCATCAAACGGGCGTGGTTCCCGAATGCTTGCCGGATCCGTTTCCTCTACGTTTTCAAGACGGAGTTCGGGGATATCTTTGAGTGGGTAAACAGGTTCCCCTTCTTTCCAGAGGCGGCCCGCTGCGGTGATTTCCGGGTGGACGCCGATGTTGTTGTAGGCAATTTTGAGGGACGCGATTTGCTTGCGGATGGAGGCAATATCCGTGTGCTGGTCAATGGAGAGGCCGAGTTGGCGGGCAAGCGCCTGGTCTTTGGCGATGCGTTTTTTACTTTTGAGAAGAGCTTCTACGCGGGAGATTTCTGCCTTGCAGGCGTTGACATAGCGGGTGACGTGGTCGAATTCGGCGTTGTTGAAGATGGCGTTGCCGAACATGTCGTATTCGATTTGACCGCCGGAGACGGCGGCGTCACGCTGCTGGACGCCTGCGACAATATCGTCAATGGACTGCCCCTGCTGGATTTGGCCCCCGGCCCATTGCTGAACGGTCGCGTCCGTGGTGAGCTGGCAAATAGTGTAGGCCGCCTTTTCATCCATGAGGGAATTATCCGGGTTTTTGAGGCGGTCGAGCAAGTCAGGGCTGGCGTTGGCTCCAATGAATGCGCCTATTTGGGTGGGAGTACGCCGCCACGGCTGGGGGTGGATGCGTACCAGGCCCTCGTGGGTCATGTCTGCGACGACATCCGCTTCCGGGTTCGCTTCCTTAAGATGGCGGGCGTAAAGGGCTACTTCCGTAATGGTAGCTTGCTCATCAAGGATATTAAGGCGGATGTCTTCATACCGCGCCCATTCCGGGGTGTGGGCAGCGTCTTCTTCATAGACGTAGGCGGCGATGCGGTCGATGCCGTTTTCTCTGGCCAGGGCGAGTTTATGCCTGCCGGAAAAAATATGAAGCTCTCCATTGTTTCGATGGAGGAGATAAACGGGGGTGGTCTCCCTTTTGAATTTTCCGGTGAGAGGCTTGGTGAGGCCGCTGGAATCCGCATTGCGTTTGGTTTGAGCGAGGTCTTCCGCGTGCAGAATGGATGCCGTGGGGACGGCTCCAAGGCGGGCTTCCCCGATCTGGATGTAGTTGCCGCCGATGAAGGGGCTATCAGTGGCAGCGTCTTTCCGGCTGTCCTGTCCGGGGGCAAGAACTGTACCGTCAGGGGCGATGAAAGCATTGGCGTCCGGTTCCGGCTGGGCGGGATCCGGCTGGGTTTCCGTGGCTGGAGGTTCCGCCTGTTCCTGCTGCTGTTCCTGCTGGGCGGCGACGTCGTCAAGTTCCGCCCGGATATCTTCCAGCGTTTTCGTTTGGGAGGTGCCCGCACGAGTGAAGGCGGCTTCATGTTCCGCGATGGAGCTTTCAATGGCGGTGACGATGTCTGCTTCCTGCCGGATATCCTGCGCATGGATGGAATCCACGGCCCCGGTCATGGCGTTGATGAGGTTTTGCATTTCCGGGGTGAGCTGGCCGGATGATTCCAGTTTGGCGATGGCGTGGCCGAGTTCCGCCTTGCCCCGGAACTGTTCGAGGAAGGAGGAAATGAAGCGGACAAGTTTCTGAATCCACGAAGGGAGGCTGCTGGTGCCCGCGACAACGTCGTACAAAAGACGGGAACGTCCGATGAGGGAGAGAGCTTCCACGACGTCGCCGGGAGTGGAAACGGTGTCAAGGCCGATGAACTGAATGCCCCCTTCTTCTCCGTAGAGCTGGTTGACGGCGCGCTGCATGTCCTGTAGCTGGCTGCCGAAGGTGGACAGGGAAAGATTTTCTTGGGCGCACCAGTTGATGGCGGCCTGTTCCATGGTTTCCTCCCACAGGTTTTCCACCGTGGCCTCTCCGCGGGAGAAGCGCAGTATTTGTTGGAAGCCGCCGTTGACCGGATCCTGCTGGCGGATAACATAGGCATTCGAGGCAAAGGAAGTTTGTTCCCCGCGTCGGCGGGCGGTGGCCGCCCTGCCTTTGGAACCGGAATAGGCGGTAATGATGCTTTGAAGGCTGGCGTGTTCCGAGATATCCGGGTTGACCGAGGCAAGGGCTTCCTGCCGGGTGATGCCGGAGGCTTCCAGCAGGCGGACGGTGGCGGTGGCCTGCCGGGCGAGGGTGCGGAGAGTAGCGGTTGTTTCCGTCTGTCCGATGTCTTCCGTTTTCCATCCCTGTTGTTCGAGGTAATCTACCACGTTTTCCGCCGCGAGAAGATTTTGCGCCCACAGGATGGTGTCCCGTTCACGTTCTCCGATGGAAAGGGTGAGAAGGGTATTGAGCTGGTCTTCCGTCATGAGGGCGTAGTCCTGCCCCTGCTGCGTTTGCTCCGCCGCGGGGGATTCTTCGGAGGTCCCTTCCTCCGAAGGTTGGGCCTTCCGGCGGGTTTCCGCTGTTTCCGCGTCAAGATAGACACGGTATTTGCCCGTTTCCTGCGCTGGTTCAAAACGGGGAATGACGCCGCGTTCCTGCAAGGCGCGGAAAGATTCGAATTCGCGGAGCTGGGCGATTTCCTGTGTACCAAGGATGGCGGCGTTTCCCTGTTCCGCCCGGCGGGCTGCCTGTTCCGGGTTGTTTGCCCATTCGGTTTTGAGGTGTTCGGCAATAAAATCGTTGCGGGCGTCGGTGTCTTTGATTTCCAGGGCGCGAAGGTAACCGGATTCAGAACCGCCGAGAGCGGTAAATCCGTCCAGGGATTCCGCGAAATGCTTGGCGTTTTCCCGGATTTGGGGTTCTGCGATTTTGACGAAGCCGCGGGAGTAGAAGGCAAGGGCGAGGCCATGGTAGCCTTCAAAGTTGTGGAGAATGTCTCCAGGGATGGAGGAGAGGGAGGCCTTGCCACATTCATCGTCAAGGAAATTGCTCATGACGGCGCGGGTAGCGCCTCCGACGATGGGTTCCGCAATGCCTTCTTCCAGCACGCCCGCCGCGGTGTTGCCCCATATTTGGGCGGTTTCACTGGCGAGGTATTTGGCGCGGAGGGAATTGTACGAAAGGCCCGTTTTGTTGAGGCCGGCGTTCAGGAGACGTCCCAGCACGGGAACTTTGCCAAGGACGCCCATGCCGATTTTTTCTTCCAGGGTGTCCGCCGCCCCGAAGAGGGATGCGCGTTTGGCGTTTTCTTCACGGGAAAGTCCAAGGGCAACGCCTTCTTCATAGCGTTGCGTGCCGGATCCTTTGAGGAGGCTGTACACGCCAAAATAGGGTATGGCGTTGGGAACGGATTGACCTACTATGTCGCCAAGGGTGACGGCGAACTTGTTGATCCCCCAGGTTTGCCGCCCTTCGGTATATGCCTGCTGGGCCGCCTTGCGGACGTTTTTCATTTTTGCCCGGAAGTCGATGGTGCGGAGGAGTCCCTTATCCTGCCGCATTTCTTCCGCCGAGAGGAAAGACTTTTTGTTGTCAAAGGGGATATGGTCGTATGCCATACGATCCCCCGGCGTCATAAAAGAGGGGACTTCTGCGTCTGCATTGCGGAGGTTTTCCAGGACGCCCATTGCGCCGGAAAGCGTGGAATAGTAAAGGTTGTGGATGGGTTTGATGCTTTCGTAGGCATATTGGGCTACGGAATTTTCATATTGTCTGTCGATGTTGGCGCCGTAGTTGTCATAAACTGCCTTGCCCCACAGGCTCATAAGGATGTCTTCCACTTTTTTGTCATCCGGCGTGAGATCGTCTTTGTTGAGGCCGGCTGCCCTCATGACATTTGCCGCATCGGAGTCATCAAGAATGAAACTGCCGACGGGAAGCTGAGCATAGGCGGTGCGGACGCGGTTAATAATATCCGGTGTGATTCCGGCGCGGCCCATCATATCTATATCTTTGGGCGTCCATTGTTCTCCGCTGCCCTTGCAGGCGCGGTTGATGCGTTCCAATAACTGCTGACCGTATTGTTCCAGGGCTTTCTGTTCTTCCACCTGTTTCTGCTTGGCCTGCTTCACGATGCCGCCAAGGTGGTCATAGACGGCCATGTACATTTTTTCCCGCGTGTCCGCCCCCTCCGGGATGGGGAGGTTTTGTTGACGGAAGTACATGTCCGGAATCTGGTCGTTGCCGAGAAGAACGCCGCAGGCTTTACGCCCGACGAAGCACTTGCGTTCATCTTCCGGCGCGTGGGCATAGGGATCATGGCCGTGGGCCTGTTCCGCCAAGACGCGGTGTTCCGGGTACTGATCGGAAAGGAGGTAATTGGAGAGGTAGTCCATATCCTGTTTCCGCTGTTGCTCATAATCCGGGGATGCGAGATATTCCGGTGCCGGCGCGGGAGACGGAATGAAGAAAGTATTTTCCTGCAAGTAGTCCATGAAAAAAGGGGTGAAAATTAAGCCATATCTGCGGCCTGCCCGTAAACGCGGTTGTTCCGGTTGAGCCAGCCGGAGAGGAATTGCCGTTTCTCCGGGTTATTGGCGGCGATAGATTTGTAGAGGCGTTCCCGCGCGTTTTTAAGACGTTCCAAGAGCTGCTGTTCCGTGTGGGTCTTGAGGTAATTTTTGATGGCTTCCACGGTGTCCGCATTAAACTTTTTGGAGTCTTCCACTCCGAGGGCGCGATGAATGACGCGGACGGCTCCATACTCGCCGCCGTTGAAATACATGTCCCGGAGAAAGTAGTCTATGCCGGAGGAAGTGACGCCTGCGGTTTGCAGAATATTTCCGACGGGTTGGGTATATTGCATGATGTACCGTTTGGCTTCCTGTTCCGCCTCTGCGTGTTTGCCCGCTTTAACGAGGGTTTCCAGTTTGGCGTATTCCGCCGGGTGGCCGCCGTTGTTAATTCCGGCGATCTCATGCGTTCCTCCGCCGTCTCCGGCTGGGAGTCTGTAAATGGAAAGATTGCCCTGTTTGTCACGGCGGGCTTCATTGCTGAAGATAAGGGCGGCAGTATTTCCGGCGGCGGTGTTGGCCTTGGTGCCGGCTGCGGTAACGGTAATCTGGTCGTAGTTGATGTTCATGGTGCCAAGCTGGCGGCGGAGGGCTTTTGACATGGTGGGGGAAGTACAATCCGGTTTGGAGACGATTTGGGCTTCTGCATATCGGCGGTTGGGGGTAGTGACGCCCACGGTAATTCCTTCCGCATACCAGCCTTCCGGGACATAAAGAATGGATTCCTGTCCATCGTCCCCCCATTGGGAGGGAAGTTCTTTATTCCGGCTGACGGGTACGATGGAATCCACAGGCTGCGTGCGGCGGTAGGCTTCTTCTTCCCTGCGCCTGATGTCCGCGATCATTTTTTCTGCGGCTTTCCGTTCTTCTTCATTGAGGCGGTTGGTAACGGACAATTCCGCTTTCAGATCAAGGTTGCGGCTTTGAGCTGCGGCCTGCTTCCGAATGTAATTGTCACTGGCCGCAGTAATATTGATAGCCTCCTGGTGTCGGAAACTGTCTTGCTGAACCTGATCCCTGTTGCCTGGGGTGTAGTTGGCAATGGTGTCCCACAGACGGTTGGCAACTTCGAGTTCCGTAAGTTCCTTTCTTTCTTTTCCGCCGTTGTATTGCTGGTCGTTTTTCCAGATGTCTAGATTGGCGAGAAGGAGAGATTGGGCATTTTCCGCAGCGGCTTTTCTCCGGTCTTTGGCGGCCTTGAGCCGGGCTTCATCTTCCGGCGTCCATTCATCGTCTTCCTGTTTCTGCGCTTTTTCCTGCTCAAGAGCAAGGATAGCCGCGTCTTCCTCCCTGGTGAAATAACCCACCTGGGCTGCATGGGATAAAGTGACTTTGGGATCAAGGCCCTTCGGTCGCGCGAGGTCTTCCTGCCATTGCTTGACCATGGCTTTGGCATAGTCTTCCCCCTGCCCAAATTGCTTGTAAAGGGCAATGACCATTTCCGCCTCCGTTTCATCATGGGGCGACGTAATCATGGCGCGCCCCTGTTCCGCAAGGAAAGGCATGGCGTCTATCTTTCCCTGACCTTCCTTGAAATCTCCGTTGTATCTGCGCCAGAGGGCATGCAAATTGCGGGTGATGTTGGAGGGTGCCGGGTTATAAATTTCCTTTTCTTTTTTCGCGTTGCCCGTGGAAGTCGTTGATGTTTTGGAACCGGGGATTTTCTTCGCTTTGGCGTTGCCTGTTTCCACGGATTTGACGAAAGAACGGCTGAATCCCTGCATGGAGAGGGAGGCGAGGCGTTGGAGCTGCATACGCTTGGAGAAGGGGAGTGCGGCGTAAGGGCTGCCGTCGTCGTCCAATTCATTCCAAAAGGCGACAGGATCTTCTTCGCTCTGTTTTCGGGCGCGGGCCATGAGAGCCGTGTCCCGAAGGTCAAGAAGCATGATATCTGCTTTTTCTGCGGTGATGATGCCGTTGTCACGCGCATCCGTGATGGCGTACCCGGCACCGGAGTAGTCTTCGTTACGAATGGCGAGGTCATAGTTGTTCTGGAAGTATTCCCTCGTGCGCTGAATGCCTAATTTGGCAGCCAGCCCCCAATAACGTTCCGGCAGGCTTGACCTCACGGAAGCCCTGACAGCCTCCGCCTTCATGGCGCTCTCCGGGTGGAAAAAACTGCCTCCCAGCGCGTCAATCTTCTGGCCGAACTCGTAAGCCAAATCTTTCAGCTTCCCCTGCCGGATGGAACCGTCCTTCTCAAAAACGCTCTCCTTCGTGCCCGGCGCGAAAGCCAGCATCCTGGAAAACTTCGCGTCGGACTCGTCCCGGATGCGTCGCAGCTCCACCTCCTGCCGCTGCATCTCCCCGAAATCGGAAATCCTGGCAAACGCCTCCGCGCTCCCCTGAACCGCCTCTTCGGCCTTCTGGACGGACGCGCCCAGCACCTGACCCTGATCGCCATTGGCGGCCCGCGCCGCGACGCCGGGATCAGCCTTGGCCGTCTGCAGGGACGGCCCGCCGTATAAAGAAAACTCGCTCATCGTGATATAAAACCAGTAAGTTGATCAATGGAAAAAACATGCACCTTCGGCCCGCGCAAAAACCGTTGCCAGGCCACATGCGTAAAACCTCTGCGGGAAAACTGCCGGGCCAGCCGGGCCAGCTCGCGCGGCTCCCCGGCCGCCCACCACACAAACAAGCACCTCTCCGGAAGATCCGGCATGCCCACAGGAGGAAAACACAACTCACCCAGCCTCTCGGAGGGCAGAGCCAGGCACACCTCCTCCGGAGAAACGAACGCCAGCCCCAGGGATGCGCAATCCTTCACATCCGTCCACAAATCCCGGCCCACCTCCGCATAAGCGCTCACGGTCGCATCAAACGCATTCATCGCCACACGCTCCTGTAAGGATTCCACTTCTGGCCGCCCAGGTAATCGTAAAAAGAAAACCCGCTCTTCTCCGGACTCGCCGCCCAGGACCCCAGCGTCATCATCCCCTGGCGGGGATCCGCCGTAGACCCGGGAAACACGCTCCCGGCCAAACCGCCTAAATTATAACCGGCAAAAGCCCCCTGGGCGGCCGTCGTCGAACCGAAAGCCCCCATTCCGGCGCCAATGCCGCCGATCAAAGCCCCGCCAAGCTGAAGCCCCGTGGACACCAGGGCCCCGGAAGCGGCGGACTTATAAGCCGCCGCCTGATTCTGCGCGCTCACCAGCGCGGAATCCCCCTCCCAGCGCTGCATCGCCGCCTCATGGCGCTTGCTCTGGTCGCTGATCGCCGCGCCCAGGGACAAATCGGAAATCTGCTTCTCCAGCACTTCGGCCGCGGCAAGCTCCGCCTGGCTGCCGGACCCCTCGGAAGTAAACCCGGAAGCGCCCCTCCCAGCCCGCACGGAAGCCGTGGCGGCCGTCTGATTGCGCCTGGCTGTCGCCATATTCTCGGCGGCAAGACGCAAAGCGGAAGCGGACTCCGCCTCGGTATTGGCCGCATTCACATACGCGGCATCCCGCGCCGCCCGTCCCTGTGCCAGCGCGCTCTTCGCGTTGGCCCTGTTCGTCGCATAAGAACCGATACTGCCCATAACCCTACAAAATGGAACGCTCCAAAATATCCTTCAGCGGATGCTGGTCATTGCTCCCGCGCTGGCTCACATCGTGATACAGGGCATCGGCAACATACCCCCTGTACAACTCCAAAAACACGCCCACATTCTGCGGCTTGCCCGTCACCGTGGCCGCCACCTTGGAAGCCAGCAAACACTTCACGGCCTCCACAAACAAAGGCTCATGATCCGGCAGCATCTCCGCCAAAGCCGCCTCATTGGACAAAAACCGCACCTGCAGCAGGGAAGGAGCTTCCTCGCAAACCACCATGCGGCCGGCCATGCGCCAGCGCCTGGCCTCCACCTTCAACAACTTCAGGCAATCCTCCGGCAGCGGAAACCGGCCGTTCCCCTCCGGGCACGCCAGCACGGCCTCCTTCGTGGCAAACGACCACGGGCCATAGGAAACGGCCTCCAGCATCACGGAAGGAAACCACAACTCGCAAGCCCTGGCCGCCGGAGAATCCATCACAAACTCCTGATCCCCCAGCAGGGAAAGGCACTGTGAAAAAAACGTCAGCTTATCCATTCCCCAACAATCGCATGAGGGCGGACTTCCTTCAAGTTGGCGAGAATCACTACTTTTCGCCTAAAAGAAAAACCCTCCGTAATGTTAGCGCACTACGGAGGGAGCGACTGCTCAGGCCTGACATGTTACCTTCTAATCTTGATGAAGGTATCAATTTTCATTTGCAAGTGCCTTACACTCCGACAAATGATAATACAGGCACCTTTCACAATTTTTTAAAAATTGCGATCATTGCCGCAGTCGCTTTTATTATAACGTTGAACATCAGAGTTGTAATCCCTGACGGTTACTAAACTAACATGATAAATAGATTTTTGTCAAGAAATAAACTTCCCCCCCTGCGCTTTACTTGAAAACTCAAGTAAATGCAGGGAGGTATTGCCTACCGGGTTATCGCGTGTACAATGAGTATCACTAACCCTTGAAGCAACCAGACCATTAGATCAGGTGTCCAGGTCATAATTCCTCCTTTCGTTCAACGTTATGCTTTCAGTAGATCATTTCTTGTCCACTCCGCTAAAAGTGTTAATGACAAAAATAATTTTACCTACATGCACTTATTATACTCGCTAAATATCTTTTAAACTTCAAGTAAAAAATCTAACAAATTAAAAATCTCTTACTATAAATTACTTAATAGAGCATCCCCTCCAGAGCGTCGGGGCGTCTGTGAGGCCTCTTCACCTTCTCCGGCACGCCGGCATGACCGGACACCAGGCCGCGGCTCACCGCCTCGGCAAACGTCCGGGCGGCATCCGCGCCATGGGAACAGGCGTCATGAAGCGGCATCTCCCGCACGCACCCGTTGGACCCCGGCGGCAAACTGCGGTAATACTCCAGGGAACCCACCCCGGAAACATACTTCTGCCCGTCAATCTCCGGGCGCCGGTTGCAGCGCTCATGAAACACGCAAAAACGCAGCATATTCCGCAGCGCGTTAATCCCGGTCCAGACATCGGACGTGCGCGGCACGATCGCCGTGCGGAACCCGGCCCGCTGCAGCACGGACTCAAAAGAAGTCTTGGAAAAATCCCTCCTGGCCGCATCGTGCGGCAGCAGGTGCAGGGCGACAGGCCCGAACTCCCTCTCCCTCATCCGGATCTGCCCCACGTAATAATCAACCGCCTGATTATTCCCGGCAATATAATCCAGCGCGTAATACCTGCCGCCCACCACCTGCCAAAGCCAAATCGCCATAAAATCGCTCAACCCCAAATCCCAGGAAGCATAAATCGGAGCCACGTCATCCACTTCAAACTCGGCTGCGATCCTCCCCTCGGCCCGCAGGGCAGAAATCCACCTCCCGTAAATAGCCCCCTCCACGGACGTCTGCAAAGCCTCCTCCGGCACGGTGGGAAACTCCTGCTTCACCTCCGCCCCGTTAATCCTGTACTGGGTAGCGTACCACGCCTTCTGCCCCTCGGACAACTCAATCCCGTAACGCCTCTTCAAATCGGAAAAATAATCCCGCAAAAAATCATCCAGCCTCGGCTCCACCCCCTCCAGGCAATACTCCCGATGCTGAATCCAGGAAAAAAAGAAAAACCTGAAATCCAGGCTGGAAAGAGGCTTGCCCACCATCTCCATAGCCTGCTCCATCAACTGGTAAGCCAGCCCGGCCTTCCCTCCCTCGTGGGTGGACTCCATCACCACCACGCAGCTCTTGCCAACGGTATTCAACGCGCCCGTGCGGATCTTCCTGGCCCTGGCCGGATCATGCAGCGCCGTATAGGAAAACTCGGAAATATGCAAAAACTGGAGAGTGGACCCGCGCAAATTAACCCCTACATCAACAGACCCGTTCGTGGACCAGGCCATGCGGGTGGCCCTCTTCTCCACCACAGCGCACCCCTCCTTAACCATCCTCCCCAAAGCAGCCAGCGCCCGGTCCTCCATCGTCGGATTCTCCGGCAAAAAATCCAAATGCTCATAAGCAAAAGCAATCTTGCGCAGCTTGGCCTCCCCGTCCTCCAGCGTCTTATCAATAATCCCGCAATGCTGATTCCTCCCAAACAGGCAAAGATCCAGCATATAAATGGCGCAAAACGTAGAAATCCCCAGCTGGCGCACCTTCAAAATCGTATTGCGGAACCAAAGCCCGTGAAAAAGCTCCTCCTGGGCCCAATTCGGGCGGAAGCGCACCATCCGGCCCTCCTTATCCTCAATCCAATACAAATGATTAAGGCGCCACCACCTGTCGGCCAGCAGCTCCTTCCAATCCGGTCTCGTCTTCGCAGGCTCCGTCATTGCGTATCAACAGCTAAAAACTCAAGGGGGCGGTCCCCGGAAACCCGGATGCCAAACCGCACATCCCGCCTCCACATGGCGGACGGAAGCACCTCATGCCATCCCCGTTCCATCGTCCTGGTCTTGCTCAACCGGTCCCAGGCGCTCCCGTCATTGGACACCTCAATACCGGACGGGGCCGTATCGGAAGCAAAAAACACGCGCACGGCCGCGGCCTGTCTATCCCTGCCCAGGGACTCCGCCACATCCAGCGCATTCGTCACCACCGTGGACGTAAAATCCCACGCGCCAGCATCCACAAACGGGCCGTCCGGATCAAACACCTCCACAAACCGCCCATCCTCACGCTCCACGGACACAAACAGCAAATCCTCCCCGGTCCCATTGGGCAGCACCACGGCGTTGGACATCCGCCCCTCCGTCCTGTGACGGTGCCAGGCATGCACCTGGTGCATGCTATTATAAGTCATCAGCGCCAGCGTGCCGTCCGCCAGGGTCATCACCGCCCGCGGGTGGGGCTTCCTCATAAAATCCCCGGAAGTAACCCCGCCGCCGCCGGCCAGCACATGATCGGCGAACACCGTCAAATCGCGGGACACAAACCCGTCGCTCTCATAATCATACCCGTACTGATACACCCGTCCGCCGCCCCTCTCCACATACAGCACCTTATCGGTCGCCATCAGGGCCGGCACATCGGAAGACCCCACAAACCCGTGGCTGTCCGCCCGCGCGTTGGCGTAAGTCATCACCCCCTGGCCCCCGGACACCGTCCACTCCGCGTCCGCCGTCCCCAGCAGTAGCCGGGAACTCTGCGCCATCAGCCAGCAAATCCTGTTCTGCGTTGTGGTGCTCAACGTCAAAGCCAGCGCGGAATCATCCTGCTTCCCCACCTCGAAACTGTTGAGGTCATCCGTCTTGCTCAACCACACCGTCTGCGGCTGGGCCTGCGTAGCGGCCAACACCAGGCGCTGCTGAAACACATCCACGAGGGAAGGAAACCCGTACACCCCCCGGAACGCCGCGAAACTCCACATCAACGACTCCCCGGACGGAGGAACCCCCTCCGGAACCGCGGAAACATTATCCCAAAGAGAATACTCCGCGGAAGCCGTCACCTCGGCCGCCTCCGCCTCCATCCACGCCGTGCAGGCCGGCACCTCCACCCGCACCCGGGAACGCAACTTCACATTACTCTCCGTCCATGCCTGTACGCTAATCAAAAACAAACCATCCTCCGGCACCGTGTAAGACGCCTCCTCCATCGCGCTGAACACCTCCGCATACCTGCCGCCGGACATCCCCTTGATCGTGGAAGGCAGCACAATCTCCATCCCCGACTGGACAGACCTCCATCCCTGCAGCGTCACCACTGTACCCGCCGTTAAAAAACGGCTCATGAAAATGCTGGCCGCATTCCCGTTCCCGCTCTTATTGACGGACTCCGCCGCCTGCGTCCACTCCAGGCGCACCATGCTCCCGGCGCCCACATCATCCGTCGTCAGCCCCCTGGGCCTCACCGTCAGCGTCCGCCCCTCTCTGGACAACGGACACTCCCCGGAAAAACGCTCCCCGTCAACCACCAGGGCATTCACTGCGGGCAGCCCGGCATACACGCAATAATCATACGCATCGCCCTCCAAAGGCAGCGTCAACTTCAACACGTCGCTGGTGGACAACCCCGCCGCGGACATCTCCTCCCGGACTTCCGGCTTCACCACCTCGGAAGCCACCCCGGAAAACTCCGCCTGACACTCGGCAGCCTCCAGCGTACTGCCCTTATCATGGACAACCTTAACCGTATAAAACCCGCTGGCCGGCGCGGTATACACATCCGCACTGCTCTTCCAAACCGTCGTAAACTGCGCATCCCCGGCGGACCAGGCCGTCAACCGAACCACCGCGCCCTCACCCATTCCGGTCAGGGCGTTCCCCGTCACATTCACGTCAAACCTCGCCCCGGCTGGCCAAAAATCCGTCCTCATCCCTCGGGCATCCAGCGTCACCGCCCCGGACCTGCGCGGCTCCGTCCAGGCAAACCGGACCGTCTGCCCGTCCTCCAGCGCATCCGCGGGCAGCCCCCTGGGCGTCACGTCAACACCGTCGGGCCCCAGCGTCAGCACGGCGGACGCCCCCGGAACCTCCACCTCATCCACCCACACGCGGCTTGCCCGGATGGAAGACGCCGTACAGGTCAGGAAATGCCGCAACGCCGGCGTGGCGGGAACCGAAAACCGCTGTATGGAAGCAGGCCGGGATCCGGAACGCAGCCGCAGCACCACATCCTTCTTATAAGCATCCACCACCAGCTTATTCCCGCAGCTGTCCGGAGGAAACCCCTGGCTGGGATCGGAACCGCTGGAAAGCCGGGACTCATACAACATCAGGCGCAGGTAGCACTCCTCTTCGCTCTCGTCCCCGGTAATCTGCAAATTGGAAGCCGCGTCAACCATGGAAGTGGAAGACCCCAGCAGCCGCCAATCCTCATCGGGAAAACGCCGCTCCACGGCATACGTGCCATACCACTCCTTACTGCACCAAAACTTCCAGGTCCCCTTGCAGGTAATCGTATTGGAATGGCAAATCACACCCTTATGAAAATGCTCCGGATAATCCGCCGGAGACGTCAGGCCGTCCACAAAATCCACCGCCCCGTTAAAATCCCTGTCGCACGTCCACCAGGACCAATAACTCCCCTCATTGAGGCAGAGCTTTTTCCCAGCCGTGAAAGCGCTGGCCGCCGTAAACGCCCCGGCAACCACCCAGCCCTGGCGAATCACGGCCCCCGTGCTGAACCCGGTCTGCTGGGGCACCGTCACCTGGACGCGCATCACATCCCCCTCATTCACCGCCGCGTCCGCATCGGACGCATGCTCCCCGAAAGACACCCTGTAACACCCCTCATCCAGCGTCAGGCGCACCGGAAAATCCCGGAACTCCTCATACCGCCAGGGGCGGGCCTTAAACTCATAGGGAGCCAGGGAAAACATGCCCTCGTCATCCCGTCTCAGCACCATCAGCTCATGCGTAGGGCAGGCCAGAAACAACATGCTGTTCACCTGCTTGTGGCGCAGGGCGGCAACGTCAGCCGCCGTCCACACGGAAGGCAGGGAGGCAACCACATCCCCCTCAACGGACAACACGCGCAGCAGAGAAGGAGCCACCTCCACAAGAAAACGGTCATTGGTGGAATAAACATAGGGAAGAAGAAGGGAACCCTCCAAAGCGGCGGCCACCCTCCTCATCCCGTGCCGCCGGGAAACTCCCCCCGTTTGGGAAACATCCACATTCTCCAGCACGGACGCCCCGCGATGATAAACATCCAGATCCGGACGCGCGGCAATCCCGGGCGAAAGCTCGCCTCCATTAAAGGAAATCCTCTTCATTTCCCCTGAACATAACCCAGGGCGTTCAACCGGGGCAAGTTGGCGAAAATCAACGTTTCTTCTCCGGAACAGCAAAAAGGGCCGCCTCCATGCAGAGACGGCCCTATGGACAAACCGACGGGAAAAAACTACTGAATACCGTAAGCAATAGCAAAAACAAGCTTCTTGCCGGCGGTCACCGCCGGTGTTCCGCCCACCTTCGCGTAAACCATCGTCACAGCATCCACCGGCCCCGTGGAAACCGCCTGGGAACCCTTCGTCAACTGATAAGTCCCGGCGGCGGTCACGGTCAGGGAGGCGGAAAAAGCATCCGCCTCCTCCTTCGTTCCCACGGTCAGCTGCAGCGTCCCCACGCCTTCGGAAACGACATGGGAAAGCTGCGGCAGCACGCGGGCTCCACAGGGAACATTGCAAATGGCGATCAGGTCATCGGCCGCCAGGGACGCGGGCATGATGAACTCCGCCGTAGCCACATGGACCCCGGCGCCGGTATGGATGGCCGCCAGCTGCGGCACCGTCGGCAGGCCGGTCCGATCCGCAAGGGCAAGCTGTTTCTCTGCAATAACTGTTTGATACGTTGCCATAATCAATAAAATAAAATGTGTTGTTATCCTAATTAAGAAAGCTGCTTGCACTTAATCTGCACAAACGCCTCTTCGCGCATGCGGGTGGCTCCCATAATCGTCTTAAGGCCGATCTGGATCGTGTCCTCCTTATCGGTGCGCTTCTCCACCGTCACCTTATTCTGCTTCCAAGAACCGAAATACAGGGAATTCTTCATCCACATCGGGCAAATGATATCCCCGTCCTCGTCAAGCGGCAAATTGGGAGCAATGATAAACTGAATCCCCATAATCGGATCCAGGGCGCCGTTGCTCTTGCGCAGGGAGGAAAAACCGAAATCCGCCTTCTGCAGACGCTCGTCATTAATCAGGGCCTCGCGCATGCGGGGAGTAATCGCGCAGCACACCTGGTCGCCGTAGGCATTGGAAGCATCATCCAGAATCCCGTTCTCCTGCAGCAGCGTAATACCACGGTTCAGCTTCTCAATCGTCAGCGGGCAATCCTTGGCCGTGCCGCCGGTATAATCGACTGACACCACATTAGCCTCCAGCAATTCCAGCTGTTCCATGCCGTCATTGCCGGCAAACGCCGTCCCGAAAATGCCGCCCTTGGACGGCACATATACCCCTCCCTGCTTCTTCAGGCCGAACAAAACATCGTCCATCTTGCGGGCGGCCGCGTACTTCAGCGCGTTAATCGTCTGCGTCACGGGAGCGTCCAGGCCGTGCAGGAAAATATCGTCATCCTCATCATAGCCCAAATGCTTCGAAAAACTAACCGGCAGCATCCGGCGCTTGAAATAATCAAGCTCGTCCAACACAATATCCTGCATCCGGCCCTGCTTCTCATTCAGCTCCGTAGTACCGACAAAACTGAACTCCTGAAGCTTGCCCGTCAAACCGGACTTGATCACGCAGAAACGTTCCAGGCGGGACGTAGCCTGCTGAACCTGCTCCTGCCACTGGTTATCGTAAGTCTCCTGATAAAGATCGGAGATGGGTAAAGTGTAATTACTTGGCAT